GCCACTTGCCATTTTCTGTGCATGCAACATAGCTGCATCTGACTCCAGCATTTTACGCTGCTGTCTATTTTTCATTATGTGGGTGCCAGCGCCTATTGCTAGTTTGACTACGTCAAGTATCATACAATTATGTGATATTACCGATTAGTAGAACTACGATCACAAATGCGACAGCACAAACTATATACTTGTGCTCTGTCCACATGTGATTCCATTTTGCTTTTATTGATTCGATCATCTGCGTCTCCTCTTCTGTTTTACACCAGCCTCGTTAAGTGCGATGGCTATGGCTTGTTTCCTATTCTTTACTTTTTTCTTACTTTGTCCAATGTTTAATTTACCTTTTTTAAACTCGCGCATTACCTTACTGACTTTCTTACGTTTTTGCTCAGTTGTTTTTGGTAATTGTTTTCTAGATATTGCCATTATACTAATTGATTTACTAAATATTCTGCCATGTCTGGTGGATAACCAGCAATCATAAAATCTTGGTAACGCTGAGTTTTTATAGCGTCACCTTCAAAAGGGTTTATTGGACCGGCAGGTGCGGGCTCAACATCAGGTCCTCTGGTCGCCTCTCGCTCTGCTTGTCTAGCTGCTTCACCCGCAGCTATTTGAGCTTCTTGCTCTGCTGAAAAAGTTCCTCCCATCGTGTCAAGAACTGCCTGTCTATAGTCTGCTGGAGCGTTAGTAAGATCTGCAAAATTTCCTGTTACTAAACTTTCTTTTGTGTAAGGACCTTTTCCAAAGGCTAAACTTGCAAACATACCAAGCGGACTGCCTGTCAAAAAGCTCATAGCTGGATTAAGTGTTACATCTTTAAAAACTCCAAGAATACCTCGGTCTTGTTTTACATCAGGTATTCCATATTGTGATGCCGCCACTTGTGCCGCCTGTGCTCGTCTAACATTTTCTCTATTGGCATTAAAATCAACTTTTTCACGATCTTGGTTACCTATTTGATTACCACCAAAGTCACCTGTTTCACCAATGGATCTACTTCTGGCTTGACTGGCTGCGCTTCCCATGTCCATTCCACCACCTTGAAAGGGTATTCTAATCATTAACTCTCCTTAATTGTAGATTTCATTTGCTTAATACCGTCTTTTGCAAGTGATACAGACGCTCTTAATTTAGCATGATCATCGTCTTGTTGTAGCTTTTCTTGTGCTGTTTGACGGTTTGAAACGATCTTTAAAGCGTCCATTTGAGCCTTTTGCTCACCTTCTTCACGCTTTCTTTCCTCTTCTTTTGCTTTTAACTGTACTTCTTCGTTTTTTAACTTCAATAATGGGTCATTATCAATCTGATTAAGCACTTTTTTCTCTTCCTCTAGGTATTCTGACATGATTTCAGCTATTAATTGTGCTTTTCTAGACTCCATTTTCTGTGTTAGTGACTGAACTTGCTGTTGCATCGCCATAAATTGTGGGTTTTGTGGGTTTGGAGGGCCCATTTGCTTAATTTGTGCTGTTATTTGCTGTAATTGTTGCATTTCTTCTTTAAATTCTAGTTGAATTTGCTCCTGACCCATCAAAGTTATGTGTTCTAATATGTTTTTTTGCAAAAATCCTAGAACCTGTGGGTTAGTTCTTGCAATCATAGTGCCCATAAAGCTTAAATGTGCATCCATGTGGGCTTTGTGGTCTTGCCCAGGGAATGCCTTGAACTCTTTTCCTGCTAGAGCCATCATATTTTCCATGGCAGGGTCCATAGGTTGTGGTGGTTGTTTTTTCTTTAGTATTAAATCTACATCTTTTACACCCAGTGCCTCGTACATATCACGATACGCTTGATACATATTGTGCATTTTAGGATTAGACATCGCTAATTGTAGCTGCGTCTGTGCCACTGTAATTCTTTGTGTCTGTGAGAAGATGTTTGGATCAGCCACAGGTATAATATCTATTTTATCATCAAAGTCTGTTTGTTTGATTTGTCTCGCACCACCAATAACATCGTATGGATATATGGGTGGCATGTATGTTTTGAATGTCTGTGCCAGCAACATAAACTCATTTTTCATAGAGGAGTATAATCTTTTGTGTATTGCAGACATAACCCTCGATCCTCGCTCCAAGAGCGCCACAGTTGTGCCCACGGCTGCGCTTTGGTTTGCATCGCCCACTTGCATATCAGCTATACTCGCGAACCGCTGACCTGCACCGACAACCACATCCATAAGTTGAAGAAGCGTGGCGTTCGGACCTTTGAATGGTAGTGGCATAAATGCATCACTAAGGTTTCCTCCAGGGGCATCAACGTCACGGAACTCGCCCGGCTGCAACGGTTGAGCTTCGTCACGAACTCTGATGCCTCGCATCTTGAATCCGGCTGGTAAGTTTGACAAGGTGCCGGCGTCTAATAACTGTCTAAGTGCTGCAGTTGCAGTCCTAGACAATCCGCCGATCATGTGGATTAGGCCAAATCCATAGAAGCCTAGTCCTGGTAGGAATTTGAAATGCACGAAATAATCTCTTCTTTTTTTGCTTGGATCTTGTGCGTTGAAGTTTCTTCTGATAGCAAGCACGGTCCCCGTTCCTTCGTCCACGGTTACAATGTATGGCAGCTTTAAACCTGTCTGCTCGCCGTCCATGCCAATGTCGTTGAAGCCATCTAGGTCTAGATCGCAGTGTGCTTCGAGGAGCGTGTATATCTCATCGTGGCTCGTGGATTTACCAGATATGTTATCTTTCTTTTCTTCAACATCACTCGGGCTATAAACAGTATCAACTATGTCAACGTCTTTGTAAAAACCTGATAGCTGATATTTTAAAATATCGTTACCTGTCATTTTTATAGAATGTATGATTGACTCTGCGTCATCTAGTGATGTCGCTGCGTATGGCACGTATAGATCCTCTGCAGGCACATACTTGGAGACACAACGATTTAATAGTGAGTCAAAATAAATCTTCTTAAATGTAGAACCTGATAGCGGTAAGTTAAATAACATTTGATCAAACTCTGGTTCATATTCTTTCATTTCTACCATCAGCTGATAATTCATGAACTCTTTCACTCTGTCAGCTTGGTCTTCTTTTGCTTGACTAACTTTGCCTATGATTTGTGTTCTGACAGGTCCGGAGGCAGGTAGTAATTCTTTGTATGCTAGTGCCTGAAACTGTGTGACTGCTTCTGCCAGCACAGGGTGTGTTGCACCAGATGCGCCTTGGAATGGTTCTGATCTGTTCTCGTATTTAAAACCAAGCAAGTCTAAACCTTTGATATAAGTATCCTCCCAGTCTGATCTTGATGATTTGTAGTCTGAATAACTTTCAACAACTTGTGATCCAACTTCTTTTAAAATTGCATCGTCTAAAAACTCTGCTAGGTTCTCCTCATGGTTTTGACCGCCTTGTCCAACGACAGCTCTTGGATCAAAATTTATCTCTGCACCGCCGTCCTCTGTTCTTGTAATCTCTATTGGATCTTGAGATTGTTGTGACAATGTTTCTTGCAGCTCTTTCATCTCATCTGCTTTGCCTGGTGTCTTAACAGTGGTTCTAACATTAGGTAATGATTTTTCTATAGACATTATTTCCTCCTAAATAAACTTCCGACACCGCCACCTTTTGAGAACATACCCATGCCCTCTCTGATAGCCATGTCTATATCGACTTCTGAAATTTCTTTTGGGTCAACACCCATTCGATCTGCAAGTATAGCTCTGACCTTTTCTCTCTCCACAAGTTCTTCTAGCTTCATTGTGTTTCTTTTATCATAACCTAATTTACCTGGAAGATCTTCCATGTCTCTAATAGTTGGTTGTTTTGGGTCCGTGTCTTTTAATCTTTCTAAATCTGTTTTTGGATCTCGAATGACACCTTTGATTTGTTTTTCGTCACCTTTTCTCATGATTGACATTAACATTTTTGCAATGCCTGCTAAGCCGCCTGGATTCATCCCAACACGACCACCCATAGCAAGATCGTCCACAGGATCTTTTGACTTTCTAAATTTTGCAAGATCAATAACCTTGTCGTCCTGAACCTCTTTCATTAATTTTTCAAGTCCCCCTGGTTGCGTCATTTTTTTAAAGTTTTTTATGTCAGCCATTTTATCTTCAAGAGCTTTAAGGTCTGTCTGTCTTTGTTTATTTGCTTTCAATGCCTCGTCCATTTGATCTGGGATACTTTTATTTTCCAAAGAAATTTTTTCTATATCTTTTTTAACGCTTGGTGGTGGATCCACTCTATCTATTATGTCTTCAAGAAGATCTATCTTCATGCCCATTTGCTCTCTAGTATCGATGTACGCCTCTAACGTTGCGTCGTCATCTATTTTCATAGTTTTAGAACTACCTGGTGGATACGCTTCATTAGCGGCGTCAACCAAAGCTTTTCTAGCTTCCTCTGGACTAGCTCCTGTTCTTTTAGAAAGGTCAATAAGTTTTGTGTCAAGAGTAGACTGAGGGGCACCCTCTTCTATTCGGTCAATGTCTTTTAAAATTTTTTGTAGTACGGGAATCTGTTCGTCTATTTTAGAGGTGCCTTGTTCAACACGCTTTTGCATGTCAACTAACATTTCTGTTATTTCAGTTTTCTCTGCTATAGCTAGTTTGCTAGGTAAAAGTCTATCGAGTATCTTTGTTATTAACGATCTAAATAATCCCATTAATAGTACGTCCTTTGTTGCGACGGCAACTCCTCATCCTCATAATCTTCTGGGTGATCTATGAAGCCACCTTGTCTAAATCTCATTACAGCCTGAGTCATGCTATCCACCAAGTCATCGTGTTCACCTAGTGGGAATGCAGCGCACTCCTCTATGACCTCTTCAGCGAACTTTGTATCTGGTGCCCAGACTTGCCCTGCTTCAAAAAGCGGTGCAACAGAGTTCACTCTAGTATGTTTATCATTTCCTTTGCTAGGTGTAAAGTTAATAACTGGTATGCCTAATCTACGCATTTCGTAGGTTAGTGGCAGTCCTGATGCTTTTGCCTCCACAATCACAGTCTCTGGTTTCCAGTAGTCATACTGCTCTTTTGCAACGCGTCTAAGCTCTGGAAACTCAAATCTGTCCTTGACAGCGTCAACTAAGATAATCGCCGGTCCGCTGTCCTCGGTTGGTTGAAAGACACCCCATGTGGTGATGGCGCTGTAGTCTGATGTTTCTTTCTTCATGAAAGCTGTGTCATAAGACTGTATGACATGCATCAGTGGTGGTATCTCTTCCTTCTCCCACGTTTGCCACCACTCTCT